TGGCGTCGGTATCGTTGGCCGTGGCGCTAATGGCGATGCCATTTAGTTTCGTGTGGTCTGCATCTGTAAACACGTTCGAGTCTGAGGCCGACTCAACAAGAGTTTTAATCTCAGATGCAGTTTGATCTGCAGTGGCTCCTGATTCAATACCATTGAGCTTAGTGTGGTCATCATCCGTAAACACGTTTGAATCCGAAGCAGACTCTACTAAAGACCTAATCTCACTTTCGGTTTGGTCCGCTGTAGCCGAGTCCTCTATGCCGTTAAGCTTGGTGTGGTCGGCGTCTGTAAACACGTTCGAGTCCGACGCAGAATTTACTAAGGATCTTATTTCAGATGCAGTTTGATCTGCAGTGGCTCCTGATTCAACCCCACCCAACTTGTCAAAAAGAGCCTTAGTCATTACACCAGCCTGACTTGTTGAGGCGGCTGCAATAGTGGCGTTGCTTCCCGTGCTAGACGTAACCTCTACCTGGGTCTCACTAGCACTTCCTATGCCCAGATTCGTATTCCCAGAAGGGGCTTCAACCCAAGTTAATCCTCCAGTATTTCCACTTTGAGCACTAAGTAGATACCCGTTGACAGGGCTATTAGAAACCTTTAGATTATCCTCGTCAACTACATTTGAAGATATAGTAGACACAGACTCAGCTGTTGAGGTGACCTCACCAGTTAGATTGCTGCCAGACCCAGTGGCTCCAGTATCACCTTTTGGTCCTTGAAAAATAATAGCCGAAACAGTAGTTACTGCAGGACTAGATACAGAGACTTGGTTTATTTCTACTGGACCTACCGTTACATTATTTGGAGATGTGGTCGATATGACTACAGTTTCAGCCATCAAGTAGTAATATCTGCGTTCACTCTAAAAGTTCCGTACAGGTATGTCTTTACTTTACTGGCAGAATCTACATCAGTGGCTGAATCTGTGTTTTGCAAGTCATAAACGTACAATCCTGGCGTTAACGCATTCATTTCACCTGCCGTTGCCTCTATTGTCAACTTAGCATTGACACCTGCTGAATTAGCCGATCTAACATAAGAAAAAGCGGTGTCAGCAAGAATTGAGCTTGGGTTAGACCCAGCTGAATTATCAGAAGACTTTACGTCCATCTTCCATGTAGCGGACGGTATCTCTGCCCCAAAATCCACTCCCAAGGAGAAGCTGTCCCCTTTTCTGCAAATAATATCGAGTCTAGCTGCTGTATCTAGATTAACTGTCTGCATTGTTCATAATCTGATTTATAATGTCCTCAGGAGAGTCGTCTTTAGACTCATTCATAGCTTCTGGCAGCTCTCCTCTTTCACCTTGCCTTTGTGAGACCAACTTACTCTGCTCCACCGCCTGCTTCTTTACCCTCGTGTCTTTCCTGTCCTCTTTTAGAACCTCTAGCTTCTCCCTGAACTCTTGCTCCTCTGTCCTAAATCCAAGCGTGGCCTGAGCCTTAATCATTTCAATCTCTTTCCTGTGCTCATGCTTTAGAACCTCCATTTGAGCCTCAATTTGAGACTTCATTTGCTGCATTTGAGCGTCTATCTGAGCCTTCGCTTGCATCTCTTGAAGCTTGGCTTGACTAGCCGCCTGAGCTGACTGCACTTGAGCTTGAGACTGCATTTGGACGTTCTGCTGAGCAATCTGCTGATTGGCAGCCATTCTTTTCTTACGACGGATAACTAGAAGGCGTTCAGCCTGATTTATATCCTTTAGCTGCCTAATAGCTATGGCATCCTCAATGTCTAGCTCCTTTTGGGACAGAGACACCTGAATATTTTGTTCTAAATATTGCTTTTCAATATCCTCCATCTCTTTGACTACCTGTACGCCAAAGTTGTACATAGACAGCCTATTGAAGGTGCTTAGAATACCGATGTTCTCTGACCCTATTGCGTTTTCGTAAGCCCTGTATAAAATGCTTTCTCTAGGTATTACCTGCAAGCACTTTACTATGTCAGAGCATACTTTCTTAAACAACACCATAGAGGAGTTGGTTATATCGTAGATCGCGTTATTCCCTGCGGCAATAGCTTGCTGACGAACCCCAACCAAAGCATCACCCTTAGGTGTAGTTCCGTCCATTGCCTCGTTAATGCCAGTGGCATCTCGAATCATTCTCAGGTAGTGGTTGTACAGGGATATAAACTCGTTGATGTTTCGGACACTATTTCCAATCTCTCTTATTGGTGGGTTTTGGAACCCTCCCTCTGGATTCTTGCTCCTATAATAGAAAACACCAGTTTGCTCGTAAATATCGTGAAGCTCCAAAGGCTGCAAGTCGCCTCCTTTTCCTAGCTGCACGTTTTCTAAACCCTCGATGTCAATAATGATGCCGTCTGGCTTAGCCTTAGCGATAGCCTGCTGAATCTTAAGGTGAGTGAGCTGAAGTTGATCCGCAAAACCAACACAACTGTCTACCATAGACTTAGGGAGCATTTCGTCTAGGTTTGTAGCCACCACAGAGTAAGAAAGCTCGGCCTTAGAAAGGTCGTGCATATTCTTAGGTTGATTGGTCTTCAAACCATAGTTAAAGATCATGTCGCAACCAACAATATAGCTGCCTCCGTACACAGTCGCATTGTCAATGCACTTTACTTCTCTTTTGTATACTGAGTTAGTTGGCTCTTTATAGTTCTCTCCTTTGTAGTAGAAGCCTATATTTCCGTGCTTGCTCTCCTTTTCCTCGAAGTGCATCTTGTCTACAGACAAAAACTCAAAGTCCATGACTTCCACCATGTACTCGTCATACCCAAACTTATTCTTGTTTAAGTAGTCGTCATAGCTAGAGTGATTTAGCTTTGAAGAATCGTAGCTATACTTCTTTGCGGCTTTGTCAGCTATGTATTTATATTGCTCTTCCGTAAACTGATCTCCAGCAATTCTTTTCAATTCCTGGATAGGCATCTTCCTTACATGCCCAGCGTATACTATGTCTCCAAAATTTGGGTCTTCAGTGTAGCTATGAACAAATCTAGCTGGATCTACATAGTGCGTCTTGATGCCTGTGTTCGGGTCGTTAGATCTTTTGCAAACAGCCATCCCCAAAACGGCTAAGTCGTTTACACACCTCCTGTATATAGCGTCACTAAAGTCGTTCCACTTTAAGGTCATGTTAGTAGCTATCTGAGCCGCTATCTCTGACGTAGACTTTATGTTGTTCCCAAGAAATATCTCTGCCTCTTCTAGGGTCTCAGGTATACTTTCTGTATCAGCAATCTGAATCCCTGTCTTTTTTTGAGCCTCTATAAGCTTTTCTCTGTTTTTTATTGTCGCCTCAATCTTTCTCCTCTGCTTGTCTTTTTCACTAGACGACAATGGGTCCACAGCCTCTAAGTTAGGATAAGGCTCTGATGATAAGATTTTGTTTACGACAATCCGAACAAACTTAGGCAGTATAGGGACTGGAGTAAAGTCCATATTCAAGAAGCTACCATCTCCGTTATTTGGGTCCAAGCTTGTTAGGAGCTGCCTGTATATTGTTGTGTCTTGGGTTCCGTTAGCGTACTTTCTATTTCTGTCGAAAGTAGTAACCCTTTTTTTCATCAAGGAGTTACTTTCCTCTACAGAACCCCACTGACCATGAATAGCCTTTGCGTATCTAAGGCCATACTCCCTACCTTCTTTTTTTGACCTTTCAGCCAAAGGGTCTGGAAAGTTAATACTGTTTTTGCCCTTTTTGCCGTACATGTAGATGCAAATATAATAAACTTAGCGATGCCACTCTTTTATCTTGTTTGTGCGGAAAAAAGACTTTGAATCGAAGTCAGATCTCTTCTTTTGGTCTTTAACTTTTTGTGCTCCAAGAAGGGCAAGTCCAGAGCTGATAGTCAAGTCGTACTTAGTCCTGTTGCTTATTTTGTAGCCGATCCAATCCTCAAGAGTGTCATTAAAATACATGTTTCCAAAATCAGCGGTTTCTGGTTTTATGCCGACATGATCATGTATGTAGGTCTCTATTGAGTGGGCGTGTGACTGTATGACGTCCTGAGAATTAGATGGAATCCCCTTTGTTCTAACAGTTTTTGCGCTAGTTGACAAATGCTTTGGCCTATCCATAAGATAGTCGTCGTAACCCCTTGATTCAAAGTACCTTACTATGCCGTACTTGTTGTTCTCCACTAACAATGGGTATCCATAATAAAACGCCGCCATCAACACGTCTTCGTAGAAAATGCTTGCTAAGTCAGGCCTGGAGGCGTACTCAAGCACAAACATGTTAGAAGGCACTTTGTCGTTCATGCAGAACTTATTGTACAGATGTAATGCCCCTTTAGACCCCCTACCGTCTACAGTCTCGTCTAGGTCATAAGAGTCTACTCCCCCAACACCATACTCCGCGTTAGAAGGGTACTTCTTTCCCTTGTTGTCAGAAAAGTTGTTCCTCATTTCTGCAGGTGGCTGCCAAGATATCCTGAACCTACCTCTTGCATCTGGGGAGAATATTACCTCCTTGTCTTTCTCCTTCCACATGAAGTTTCCCCTGACAACAGGGTTAGGAAACATATTGTTGTTCCAGTCTATCTGCTGATAGATCTTACCTATGTTGAATATACTCCCTTCAATACTGTCCCTGAACGCTTCATCTTCAGTTAAAGGGAACTGCCTGATTATCTCGTTAAGCTCAGACGGATCGTGCTTTAATGAATCCCGTTCATTCTTAAGGTATTGGGCGCTTCCTTGGTCAACTTCTTCCCCGTCTACTCCTTTTAACGTAGCAGCAGGATCATCCACCACAGGGTTGCCATAGAGATCAAAAAACCCCTCAAGAGCATGAGAAGCAGGGATAAAAATACGATATAGCCCGCTTCTGGTTCTTCCGTTGGCATTCCTTTCTTCTGGATTGGAATCCTCCCATAGCTTTTTATATTCTTCACCCCCTTTGTTCATTGGGTTGACTGTACTGCCAACCATTGCCTTCCCTACTATTCTTTTACCTACAATAAGGCAAGTCCTCTCTATTCTCCAAGCCTCTTTTATGTCTACTGGTTTTTCCCACTTTCCCGCTTCGTCGAGGTAGAGGAAATGGAGCTTTTCCCCGTCGTAGGCGTTATTGGTTGTGTTTTTCCAGTTAACGATTGTATTGAGCGCGTCGCCCTTTTGTGACGTCTTATTCTTCTTGGTGATTCGTTTTGATGGTTCCCGAAAAGCGAGTTCCATACGTGGGTTCGTTGTTCCATCCTGTATAGGTTTAAAGAAGAACGGATAGCTCCTAAACATTGGAATTACCTTCTTCATGAATATGTTCTCCTGGGCGTCTTTACCAGTCTTAGACTGAATACCCAGAAGCTTGTCTTTTACTTGCGTAGCTTCGTCAACAAGTACAGCGGCACAGATATTAGTATAGCCAGAACGCCTACACTTAGTATATAGCTGACCGATACAACGGGTATCGACCTCACACGCAGCCATGTGAATAAATATCTCACGCTGGAAGGCAAGATACGAAGGATATCCGATATCAATCTTACTCCACTGGAGAAACATATAGTGCCTCCCTGTAATGTACGTAGGCACGCCATTGTTGTAAAACCAAACGCCGTTACGCCTGCGCTCAAACTCCTTTTCGACATAAGAAGAAAACTTCGCTCGAAACTCGGAAGGTTTTTCGAACCACTCATCCATACTTCTAACCCTCGACAACTCCTGGGGCATAGGTATGCGTTGCCACACCTGCACTGCCTTTGGTTTGTCATGGAAGAGTATTTCAGATCGCTTTGGCTTTTTCGGAAGACCAACGTCAAGGCCGTGGAGTTCGAGTACCTCTCCTTCTTTGCCGTTAGGGTCCAGCCAAATAATGTCATCGGACCTGTCCATACCTATTGCTTCTGAATGAAGGTACTCCAGACTTTTTGTCTACCAATTCCATATACTTGCCGCAGTCACACTTAACGTCGTGACGCACAGTTCCGTCTATAACCTTGATTGTTACCCCAGACACTTCGGATGTTTCACCGCACTCACACTTGTATTTACTCATTGTTCATTTAATTGTACCCCCACCTGGACTCGAACCAGGGACCTACAGCTTAGAAGGCTGTTGCTCTATCCAGCTGAGCTATAGAGGCATAAGTTACTTAACTAAAGACACACTTCCTTTAAGTCGGATAGTCACCTCTCTTTCACCCCTAGCGTTTATAATCCAAGAGTATGTTCCATTAGGCGAGTAGTGATTACCCCCCATTACAGATCCATCCCATTTTGTTTGAGGGTCATTCGACCTGAATACCACATCCCCCCACCTACTGAATACGACCATCTCCCACTCTATCCAGTAATCAGGATCTTGCGTCACAGCAAAAAAAGAATCATTTAAACCGTCGTTATTGGGTGAAAAAGCATTAGGTACGTATATAACCTGCTCTTCTTCTATTCCTGGAGGGTCTTCATCACAAAGATTTCCTGTCAGACAGTCGATCCATATCTCTTGGACTAAATACTCGTAAACAGTATCGGTTTGATATACATATGTAGTGTCAAAGACGTATGTGGTGTCGTTTACGTACACATATGTGGTGTCGTATATATACTCTGACTCATACACCTCTACCGTGTCTGTGAAAAAATATTCGATCGTATCGGGAGGTAGCTCTACATACTGAGTCAAGGTATCTACTTGGTAAACAGTATCCGTAGTGTAATACCATATGTCAATGTACAGAGTATCAGTCAGATACGTGGTGTCGTTAAAGTAATACTCTATGGTATCTGGAGGTAGCTCTACATAAACTGTATCTACCACATAGATCGGATCTTCCTGTTCGCAGGACACCCACCAATTTTCAAGTTCTTGGTCAGGATACGAGCCTGTAGACCCCCACTCAGTTCCGTCCCCATTAGCCCCTGTAGTGGCCCACCCCCCCTCAGC